ACTGAGAACGGATCAGGCGCCCCGTCTGCGATCAACATCAACACCGGAGCTTGTATTGAAGGCGTAATTTTTACTTCGATCACTTTGACCTCTGGTCATGTCGTTGTTTATAGCGTCTGATGGGACTTGCTCAATCCCTTGAAAAAGTGGCCGGTACGGTCATCGCAACGTTCGGTGGCGATGTGACAGTTCGTTACGTTTCTGCTGGCGGTTACAACGCCACAACGGGCGCAATTGCTGAGACAACCAGCGACACCGATGTTAAAGGTGTGCTGGAAGGCGTAAGCGTTCGCGAGGTGAATGAGCTTGTCCAACAGGGTGATAAACGCTTGACGGTCGCTGCTACTGATTTGCCATCAGCTCCTGAGACTAAGGATCGCGTTGTGATCAGCACGATTGTGCATCAAATTATTCGTGTTGAAACTACGGAGCAAGACAACACGGCGATCACTCACGAACTAATCCTGAGGGCATAACGATGGCACGTCAGATCAAGCTGAACCAGATCGGAAATTACATGCAAGATCAAGTCTTGCAACTTGTTCGCGCTACCACGTTGGAATGGGAAGCACGCGTAAAAGTTCAAACCCCGGTTGATACAAGCAGGCTTAGGGACGGATGGGAAAGTCAAGTGCAAGGCTTTACAGGCGAAGTTACAAATATCGTGGAATATGCTGAACCGGTTTGTTATGGCACCAACTTGCCGTCTTCGTGGAAAGGCGAATATCGAACACGCCAAAACACTGTCCCTGGATTTCCTGATTTAATTGGCAAAGAACTTGAGTCATGGGCACAACAGCAGTATCGAAAAATTCTTAAGAACACCTGATGGCTGCTGCTGATCTCAACGCTATTCGAGCCACCATTGAAGGCAGGCTTGCGACAGAGCTGGCCAGTAGCCCTGCTATTCCAGTTGTGTTTCACAACATGGCGTATGAGCCAACGCCTAATTCGTCATGGGTGCAATGCCTTGTCAGCTTTGGTGCAAGCGAGTATTTAGGGCAAGGGCTTACAACTAATTCTCAAAATCGAATTGTCGGTCTTGTTGTGATTAGCATTTTTTCAGCCAAAGGTGTTGGCCCCGGAGCTAATTTTACTATCGGCAAAAGGATTCGAGACCTTTACAATAGGGTCATCGTGTCGGGGGTTTTCTTCGACGCTGCAACAGGTCCAGAGGCACTGCTTTCAGCAGCACCCGAGGGCTACTTCCAAACCCAGGTCCGTGTGACCTTTGAAACCATCGAGGAACTCTGACCATGGCCACAATCCGAGGCGAACAAGGAGCAGTTCAGTTTTCAGCTTCTGGCGGCAGCAATGCAACAGTCGTTGGTACTCGTAGTTGGAGCTTATCCACTACGAAAGAAACGCTTGACACTACAAAGCAGGGCGACACCTTTCGCAGCTTTATTGGCAGCATGGTTTCAGGGTCTGGCACTGTTGAACTGGTTTATGACCCAGACGCAACAGGTCAAGCGGCGTTTCTTGAGGATGTAATTACGGCAGCAGATCCTTCAGACGCATCGTTCGAGTTGTTTACAACCGGAACTAGTTCAGGCACTGATTCTGCTGTCTTTACAGGCATCATCACCGACATGGAGATTACTTCAACTGTTGGCGAGCTGGTCGTTGTGTCTTGCAGCTTCATCACTAGCGGCACAATCGCTTTAAACCTGGAATGATTTAGGTCTATAATTTAAGCGAAAGCTTTTATTTAATGGCTCAAAATCGCACCGTCGATCTGCTGGTTGGGGCGTTTGATCTCAACCAGCGTCGCAAGTTTGAACTAAAAAACGCTGAAGGTAAAAAGGTTGTTGATCTGTTTTTTAAACCGATCACACGCGCTGACCGCAAAAAAGCACAAAGCCTTTCCGGTACTGAAGAAGCATTAGACATCAGCACGCAGATGCTGTGCCAGATGGCAGAGCTTGAAGACGGGACCAAAGCGTTTGCGGCTGCTGATGCCCCCAAGCTGCAGCGGCAACTGCCTGAGTCTGTCTTAAACGAGCTTGAGCTGTTCTTATTTGGCCTTGGTGAAGAGGCTAGCCTTGAAGAAGCAAAAAACGACTGAAGCAGGACAGTTGGCTCAATTTTGAGTTTTTCTTGTGCTGCGAATTGGGAATGACGCTTAGCAGGCTTCGCACGGAACTAACCGATGCGGAGCTTGTGCATTTTGCTGCGTACTACGAATTAAAAAACGAACGAGAGAAGGAAGCTGCAGATCGCGCAAAAACCAATCGGAGGTAGCATGTTAATACTGCTGAGCGGCTATGGCTGAGTCGAATATCAAGCTAAGAGTTGATGCCAGACAGGCTGAGGCTTCACTTAGAAAAGTCAACGGCCTCGTCGGTCAACTTGGATTGGCGCTTGGTGCGGTTGGTGTCGCTCGCAATTTTTTCAAAGGTTTTCAAGAGGCAGACAAAGCAGCGGCGGCAGTTAGCACACTGGGTGTAAATGCTGAGAAGTTAAAAAAAGGACTTTTAACTCTGTCTACGGAGCAAGGTGGTCTTACGAGTCAAACAGAGTTGCTTGCAGCCTCTTATGACGTAGCTTCAGCAGGCTTTAACTCTGCAGCTCAAGCAACAGATGTTTTGCGGGCATCTTCTTTGGGAGCTGTTGGGGGGCTGTCTGATCTAAACACAGTTGCTAATGCAACAACATCTGTTTTAAACGCTTATGGGCTGGAATCAAGCAAAGCGCAAAAAATTGTAGATGGTTTTATACAGACTCAAAATGACGGCAAAATTATTGTCGCCCAATATGCAAATCAGATTGGTCGTGTTGCGCCAATATCAGCGGCGGCAGGCGTTGGAATTGATGAATTAAATGCTGCAATTTCAGCCGTAACAGCGACGGGTGTTCCGGTTGAATCTACGTTTGCAGGATTGCGCCAAGTTATAGCAGCAGTAATTAAGCCAACTTCTGAAGCCTCAACAAGAGCCAAAGAACTTGGCCTGCAATTTAATACAACAGCAATCAAGACAAAAGGTTTTGGTGGTTTTCTTGAGGATATTATTGATAAGACGGGAGGCAGTGAAGCTGAACTGTCTAAATTATTTGGAAGTGTTGAAGCCTTAGCGGCAATCATGCCGCTTGCAAATGACAAGCTAAAAAAATTCAACGACAGTCTTGAGAATCAAAAAAATTCATTTGGTGTTGCCAAAGATGCGTCTGAAGAAATGGGTGGAACGGTATCGGCTCAGATAACTAAAATTGTAAATAATGTAGGCAACCTTGCTCGAACATTTGATGAGGGTCTAGGCCCTGCAATCAAAGATGGGCTAGCGCCTATAAACGATGTCTTACAAGCTGCTGTGGCGTTGTTTACAGCATTGCCGCCGCAAGTTGTAACATTTAGCGCAAAAATTATAGCCCTGACGGCGGTTGCAATAACTTTAAGGAAAGTAATGCTCTTAACGTTTTTAGCAAAACTTCCTCGACTGTTAGCGGTGGTTAACGGCAAAATGGTTTTGCTGCGCTTAGCGACGATAAAATTAAAGGTTGCAATGATGGGATTGAAAGCAGCCCTGCCTTTTGGTTTTGCGTTAATTGCTATCGACCTTGTAATTGGTAAACTTATTGACGCTCAACAAGCTCAAAAAGATTTTAATAATTTAGTACGAGAAGGTGGAAGAGCCCAGGTTGAGGCAGCAAAGAAAGCAGAGGAAGCAAATTTAATTACGCTCCAAGGCAAAGCAGACGCTTTAAACCCGCAGCAACTTAGAAGAACCGGTTTGCCAGGAAAAATTGAAAGGTCACGAGAAAGAATTGGCTTGCTTGATGCTCGCCTGTCAGAGCTGCCGATGGATAGAACAGTTAGCAATTTATCAAACCAAAACATAACCATTCCAACAGTTTCACTGCCAGGGGGGGAAACAGAAGAAGAAAAAAAGAAAAAAACCATGGAAGAAATTACTCGGCTAACAAACGCACAATCGTTAGCACAAGTTAGTTTAGTTGACAAACGTCGCGAAGAAAACGAGCATTTAGCTTTAACGCTAAGTCATGGCGAAGAGTTTGCAAATGTTACGCGAGAGGTAACAGAGTTAGTCCAAAGAGGTGGCTTGTCATTTAACGATGCTTTTGATCTTGTAATGGCAAACCAAGAATTAAATAATGGAGTCGATGCAATAAAAAGGCAAGCAGAAGCGGCTGAAGTCTTAAAAGAAAAGTACAAGGAAGTTGGAGATGCAATAAAAAGTCAAGTTACTGATTCAATTATTTCTGCAATTGATGGGACAAAGTCTCTTGGCGAATCTGCTATGGACATCTTAAAAGATCTTGCTAATCAGTTTTTGCGTTCTGGGATAAACCAACTGTTTGGTGCAGTTGGCGGCATGGGACCAAGTGGTGGGCTTCTTTCAATGTTGTTTGGCGGTGGCAGGGCCTCTGGTGGCACCGTTAAAGGCGGCACGTCTTACATGGTTGGCGAGCGTGGCCCTGAGTTATTTACCCCTGGCCGTTCTGGCAGTATTGCGCCAAACAGTGCAATGGCTGGCGCTAACGTGACTGTGAACGTTGACGCGACTGGCAGTAACGTGCAGGGTAATCAGCCCAATGCCGCTCAACTAGGCAAAGTAATTGGCCAAGCTGTGCAAGCTGAACTGATCAAACAAAAACGACCTGGAGGATTGCTGACACGCTGATGGCTACTTTCCCAAGCATTGCCCCTAGTTATGGAGCGTCAAAAGCAAGCAGGCCAAACGTAAGAAACGTGCAGTTTGGCGACGGTTACAGCCAACGTTTGCGCTATGGACTAAACACAGACCTTAAGTCTTGGACGCTGACGTGGCAGAACATTAGCGAAACAGACTCAGACACGATCGAAACGTTTCTTGAAGCACGCGGTGGGGCGGAACATTTTGATTGGTCACCTATTGATGAAACCGAAACGTATAAATGGATCTGTCAGGAATGGAGTAAAACTGTCCCTTACTTGAACAAGGCGACAATTACGGCCACGTTTCAGCAAGTCATTGAGCCATGAGCAACAGAGCGTTTGAAGAGCTGCTTAGCTCCAGCCCTTTCGCCATTATCGAGTTGTTTGAGCTGCAGCTTTTTCAAGAGCTGCATAACGATGATCACCGGTACTACTTTCATGCAGGCAGAAATCTCAAGACAGATGTACCTAGCACCAATGATGATCTTGTAAACGCCTATTCAATTAAATACGGCAGCATTGATTATCAGCCGTTACCCATCGAGGCGTCGGGTTTTGAGTACAAGGGCGATGGCGCGTTGCCTCGTCCATCAATCAGAATTGCAAACCTGCAAAGCCAAGTTACAGGCTTGTTGCTTGGCATCAATCAAATTACGCCAGGCAATGATTTAAACGGAGCACAGGTTACGCGGATTCGTACCCTGAGCAAATTTCTTGATGGTGAAAACTGGCAAGATGGTCAAAATCCTTATGGCAACCCAGACTCGTCAGCAAGTGCTCAACTGCCAAAAGAGGTTTACTACATCGATCGCAAGGTAGCGGAAAACCGTGACTTTGTTGAGTTTGAGCTGGTGTCTTCTCTTGACTTGGGCGGAGTAAAGGTACCGCGTCGTCTTGCGATGCAAAACCTATGTCAGTGGGAATACAAAGGCAAAGAGTGTGGGTATAGCGGAGCAGATGAATTTACGGTTGAGGGGGTTTCAATCAGCGCAGTTGCTGCCCCTAACTTTAGTTACAGCTCAAACGCACATCTTCTTACTACAAGCGGCAGCTTAAGGTCAGACCAGGGTGATGAACTTGTTTCAACAAATGGCTGGTACAAACTAACAGTAAATAACGTTGGGAATTTAGTGTTAAAAAGCAAGTCAGATGAAATCCTTTGGCAAACAACCAGAGGTCCTGGCCTCAATGCAAATGGTTATGAATTAGTTGTATCTAACGGCAATATAATTTTATATAACAGAGATTTAGCCAGGACTGATTACGCCAACGGTTCTGTTGTCTGGGTATCTAACACTTTCCGTCTAGCCCCTCTTACTAATCTTACTCAGCTCACTGTAGACGGCGTTAAGCAATGGTGGCCTGATGACACTAATGTTGGGCGATCAGGGGGGTTTACTTGGGAATTGGTTGGCAGTAGCCCTACTGCTGCGAACCAAACAACAACTGTATCTAGAACTTTTAGTGACACGGACCCAATAGGTGGGGGCGCAAGGTCTGTAAACATCACATTTAATTTAAGGTCATATCAGCTGCCTGCAGGAACATCTCATTACACACATGGCAATCCTAATTGGACTGGATTTGTTTGGGGAAATATTGAATCAGTATCTATAAGCAGCGCAACAGGTTTTTGGAGAGACAGTTATGAGTTTGTCGCCAAGCTCAATCTTTCTTCTGGCAATCCCCACAGGGCTAACCATCCAACAGAAGGAACGTTGACGGAAGCTGGCGCTTATTTTGTTATCTCAAGCACTGGTTGGAATAACAAGCGGCTAAGGCTTAGAGGTGCTGGACTTTTGCAGCTTGAAGACTCTGACGGCTCAAATGTTGTTTGGACTTCTGGCAACCCATCCACTACAGATGAGCCCAAAATTGTTGCGGGAACAACCACGTCAGTAAATGTTTCTGGCACCTGTGGCAAGCGCGTCAGTGATTGTCGCTTGCGGTTCCCTAACGGTGATGCGCATGGTGGCTTGCCGTTTGGATCGTTCCCTGCTTTGGGCTTGAACAATTGATTGAGGCTTGGCAACAGGTTGCGGCTGATCATGCGGCAACAGAAGTACCGCGTGAAGCGTGCGGGCTTGTTGTTGTCACAAAGGGCCGCAAGCGTTATTGGCCGTGTAAAAACATTTCGACAGAAGACAATTTCTTTGTCCTTGATCCGCTTGACTATGCCGACGCTGAGGACGCTGGGACGATCCTTGCTGTTGTCCACAGCCATCCCAGCACGCCTGCGGTTGCAAGTGAAGCGGACAAGATGGCGTGCGAACAGTTTGGCTTGCCTTGGCATATTGTCAGCTTGTTGGATGGTGCTTGGTGTCAAATCGAGCCATCTGGTTACGAGGCCCCGCTAGTCGGTCGTGAGTGGGTATGGGGTGTTTCCGATTGCTGGACTCTTGTCCGCGACTGGTATAAACAGACGCTTGGGATCAAGCTGCGCGATTGGTCGCGGCCAACCAGCCATGATGCTTTTAGACAATCACCGTTGTTTGAAGATTGTTTTGTTCAGACAGGTTTTGTTGAGACTGACTTGCAAAGCCCTAAAAAAGGCGACCTGTTGTTTATGAAGCTTGACGGCTCGCCGGGTCTAAATCATGTGGCGGTCTATATCGGAGAAGGCAAAATGCTGCATCAATTGCAAAACAGGTTGTCGTCACGCGATTATTGGGATGGTTATTGGCAGGGCGTCACCGGTAGAATTGTGCGATACAGCGGTTAACAGGCGATGCTCCGCAAGGTCAAGGTTTACGGGCACTTGGCAGAGCATCTCGGCCAAAGCACGTTT